CCCTTTCGGGCGGGGCAGATTCTTCGATCCACCCTCTCCCCCTTCAGTTCAGTTATAGGGGAGTTCAGACTATCGCATCATCCCGAAGGATGTTCTCTCACTTAGTCGTTCACGGTGTCTTTCGACTTCCGCCTTGTTGTCCGCTTCCGGAGTTCCAAGTCAATCAGAGAGAATTTTTCCATAACGCCTTTCGACGTTAGGCGACCTTAGCAAACGACGAATCGTTCGCGGCGTAATCGGCAGTTGCAAGAGTGAACGCGTTGCGGTGCATGACGATGTTCTGCGGAGAAACGGCGCCAGCCTTGTTAAAGAAATTGACCGTAGCAGTAGCCGACGTGCTGGGGATCGACACGTTCTGGAATTGACCGCCACTGATGACAGCAGGCGATACAACGACAGAGAATGTCGCACCAGTGCCGGAAGCGTCAGCCTGCACAACGAAGTTACGGAGACGGTTGCTGCCGTAGGCTTGACGGTTTTGCGGGTTGACAGCGAACACGCCATCGATCGTGATGACATCGCCAGCCTTGAGGCTGACAGCGCCAGTCGACGTGATCGAGATCGTGGACGTGCTGGCCCAGCCAGTCGTCAGGAAGCCGGTGGCGGTCGTGGTCGCGCAAACGGCAGTACCGGCGAACGAACCGAAAGTCTGTGCGGAGACGTTCTGGTCCATTTTCCAGTTCATGCCGGCAGAGTCGCGGCCCATCATGCCCTTGCTGTACTGCTGACCGATCTTGTCGTTTGGCACGAACAGACCTTTCAGGCTGTCAACAATGGTGGCGCCAGTGAAAGGCTCCACGATGCAGCTGCGACGACCGTCGCGGGGTGCGCCTTCGGCGTCCAGGTAAGCGCCAGCTGTCAGGTACGTCAGCAGGCTGGTCGGGGGAGTCCCGGCTGCGCCGACGATGTTGGCAGTACGCAGGCGAGCCATCGTCAGACCGTCGAAGTCGATCTTGTTGGCGATAGCAGCCACAGCAGGCTTCAGTACGCGGTCGCTGAACATGTCGAGTGACAGGGTCAGATCCTGCGTCGTGAATTGCGTGTCAACGTGGAACTGCGTGTCCAGAGTTACTGGCACGGATGTCTCGTTGAAGTCCTCGACGTTCAATGCCGGCCCTGTAGTTCCGATGAAGCGTCCAGGTCTCCTCACATTGAGGGTGTTACCTATTTTCGCCCCTACAAGAGCGAATTGGTCATCATAATTGCGATCCACTTCACTAGTGAAGGTGAGTTCGTTTTCCAGAACCATCAACGCTTCGTTAGTGATCATGGATATGGTCAACAGGTTGTTAGCCATGTTACATACTCCACAGATTAAGTTTTACCGGATGCGGCCCTGCTGCCTCGCGGCCTTGTATTCAGCGTAGGACCCTTGGAATTGGCCCTTGCTGTCTACCAGAACCTCTCGGCCTGCATTTCCACCTCTGATCGGATTGATCGGGGGCGGGGCCTTGCTTTGTGCGACCCGACTCAGGGAATTCTGGGGTTTCGCCTGTACGTCAGCCTTCGCAGACTGCTTTTCCAGTCGATCTTCCAGCTTGCCCAGCTCTATCAGCGCCTTCCGCGGAGACATTGCAGCCAGCTTTTCGGCGTACTCAGGGTTTTCTGCCAGGTGATACAGGATCCTAGGTCCGACATCCGACTCGATGATGGCATCGCGCACGTCGTCGGAGACCGAGACGTCTGCACTCTGCACCATGTCGTCGAAATCGGGCAATTCCTGCTTCGCCTGGTTGACCCGCTCGGCCCAGGTCGTGATGACCTTGTTCCGCTCGGCATCCAGTTGCGCCTGATATTGCGCCAATTGCATCTGCTGTATTTTTCGCTCCGCGGTATATTCGGCGAGTGCTTTCGCATACTCGTACATATCGCGGAACTGCTCCGGCTTCGGCTCCTCGATGACCTGCTGCGGTGCCCGCTCTTGCGGTGCCGCCCTGGTCTCCAGATCCCGTAACCGTGCCTCCAGAGCCTCTCTGGCCTCGCGCTCACGCTGGGCTTCTGCCTTCGCCTGCTCGCGCTGCTTGGTCAGCTCACTGAAACGACGCTCCAGCTTAGGGTTTTGCTTCCTCTCGCCTGTCGCGCTTGCGTCATCCTGCGCCACCTGTTCACTCTGTGCCTCTGGCTCCGGACTAGCAGTCGACGTCTGATCTGCTGTCGGTGCCGGGTCAGCTAAACCCAGTTTAACCGCATGGAATTCCGCTAAATTGTCCGAAGTGACGATATTCGCCGCCTGCGGACGTTCACCTGCTGCCTCTGACATGGGCCTGCCTCACGAATTTACCCGGTGTTTCCCGCCGGTAGGATTTAACTAATATAACCCAGGTTGCGGCTGTGTCAAAAATGGACTACTGCCTTCCTCAATCTGATAGTCGCCAGCCTGCATCATTCCCAGCTGTTCAGCGTTCCTGCGCTCAATCTCGGACTGCAGTTGTCTGGTGTCCATGCGCTTAAGTAATAGTTGCGTCATGGCACGGATCTCGGCCTCGTTTTGGGCGGTGACGGCTCGGATGTTGCTCTCGTGCATCCGGCTTTCGCTGATCGTCTCGGTGTTGTGCGCCCTGCTGGTGACATCCATCAGCTTGCGTCTGGTGGCGCCTTCCTCGCGCAGCTGCGCGACCTGCATCCGGTTGTTGATCTCCAGCTGAGCAGCGGTCAGCTGATCCTGCAGCTGCTTGATCTGCTCCTGCGATGCAGCAATCTGCATCTGCGCCTCTGGCGGGATGTCCGACTTGGTATCGACGTTCGCCAGCGGGTTCATCGCAGCCAGACGGTCGGCGATGGTATCCGCACCCGGGAAGTCAAGATTCCGGAAAAACAGGTCGCCGGCGATCTTGAACAGCTCGGCATTCGTCGTCATCAGCGGTGCCATGCTGTCGACCGCGGCCTGGCGCCTGCTCAGGTAGCCGGGGCCTGCGTCCATGATGACGTCGTACTGGCCGACGGTAATATTGTTCAGGATCTCGCCCGTCGCTGCCATCTGGTTGACCGTCACCAGGTCAGGCTGGCCGTCGTCGCCGATGATCCGCATGACGCGCTGCGTGTCGTAAATGTGCGGTATCAGGTCGAGGATGATCCGGCCAGTGTGTTTCAGGCTGCGGGTCAGGTTGTCGTAAAAGTGGAAATTGTTCAGATCCACCTGCGACTGCTGGCCTTGGATCGCCTTGCCCGAGATATTGCCGCTCGGCAGCTGATTCGGGTCGAGGATCCCGATGACCATCTGCAGGTCGCTGGCGATGGCTGCTGCGCTCGTCATGATGCCATCTGGCGGGGGCTCTGGCTGAATGCGGGTCGGCACGGGGGCCTGTCTGCCCTCAATGTCGGTCTGCTTGTAGCGCAGGACAGGCGTCGACTTGATGTTAGCCAGCGCCCATTCGTTCTCATGGCCTTCGTCCTGACCTTCGGCCAGCAGCCACTTGGCTTTCGGCGCCAGTGCGACCGACTCGGTCATGCTGGTGCGCCAGAAATTGTACATGCGCTGGGGATCCTTCGCGAACCGCACCAGCCCATACTTCTTGCGCTTGCCGTCCACGACGACCTGAGCGCCATAGCACGGCACAACAGGGATATACCTGTTCGGCAGCGTGCGCTCCTCTAGCACCTCCATCGCCGTCATCTTGATCCACTTCAGGACCTTCCGGTAACTCTCGCGGCTGGACACGACCATCAGACCGGCTGCAGCCACGCGCTGCTCGAAGTCCTGGCCATCGGCGAACATCGTCGAGCCGTCGGACAGCAGGAACAGCCTCGCCTTCTCGCGCTCAAAGTAGAAGTATTCAGCCAGCCGGATGTCCTCTTTGGTCACCCAGGCTGCAGTGCTGTCGCCCGTCGACCGCTGCTGGAAATTGGCGCCGTCGTCGGCGTCTGGGTACATATCCCGGAATATCTTTTTGTCGAGAACAGTCGTGATCAGGCAGTAATTTGCATCCGATCCGTCCGGCAGCACGCTGTTTGGGTCAAAATAGACCGTAAACGGGCTGTCGATCGGCTCGATGAAGATCTCCTGATCAAACGAATCCTCGCGGACGTAGTCCGTATTGATGCGCCAATAACCCCAGCCCATGCGGACGGCATTGCTGAATGCGGTGTCATAGGCGGTATCCGCATTGCTGTTGACCTCGACGTGTCGGACGATGCCCTGAATGATCTGGGCGATCTTGTAGTCAGCCTGATCGTTGACCGGGTGAACCTTGATCCGCGGGCGCTGCTGGCGCTGCTGGTTCTCGACCTGTCGGCAGTAGGCGTCCACCTTGTTGATCGTCAGGCAGGGACGCGCCTCCAGGTTGCGGCTGTTCTGGATCTCGACCGGCCACTGGTCGCCTGCAGCAAACTTTAGGTCAGATAGGGCCTCGGCTCTGTTCATCGCGTCGGCGTCATTGACGAATCGCCAGAACTTTATCGCCTGATTGATGCGCTCGTCGCCGCTCGTCATGTCTTGATAGTCGCTCATAACATCCATCCTCCGGCCTGTAGCGGTGCTGCCGGCTGCCGTTTACGGGGCGCAGGCTCTCTGATCATTAGTGAAAT